GAGCTTCACCATCATAAACATCTTGTAATTTGTAGGGGAGTTTCATGAGAACTGTTTCTTATAGTGTGTAGTGTAATATGTTTTTGGAGAATCTACAATGTCTTCGTAAAGAGATTTGATTCCCATGCCATCCTGAAATGCTACTTTCTTTCTATCAACAATATCATCTGGAAGTTGACCTCTGAAGGCCTCTTGAAGAATTGCTTTAGGTCTAGCCTTACCATCCCAAACAGTATCTTGACTGAGACCAAGTGCAGTCTCTACTAACTGGGTGTTTAAAAAAGGTAGTCTACATTCAATACCATACTTCATAAAAATCTTATTACATCTTGTGAAATTTTTACGGTGTTGTGAACCAAAGAGTCCGATTCTATAGTCAGTCCAACCTTTATCCTTAATACCATGGTAACTCATACCATAGGATGCCCAGAGTTCATCACTACCTTCACCTGACATAATCACTTTGAAACCATCTTCATGGATTCTTTTTGCAAGTTGAATACAAGGATATCCAATCTCTACTTGGGCCTTATATGGCATCTCAATGGTATTGATGACCTCATTAACATCATCGATGGTAGGTGGTTGAACTATAACTTCTCTGAGTTCAACTCCCAAATATTTAGCAACTTTTCTAGCAGACTTTAAATCTTTTGAGTTCTCATCATGAACTGCAGTATATGTTACCAAGTTTGGGATGTGTTTAGATGCAATGAGAGTTGTGATAGCAGAATCAATACCACCAGAGAGTAAGCATGCAACAGGAACATCGGCAACAGTTCTTTCAAATGAACCCATCACAATGTTTCTATAAACCATCGCTTTAGAATCATTAAAGTTCCATGTAGATGTATCTTCAATATGTTCTCTGACATTATACCAATACCCCTCTTTTACAGAGTAATCAGATGAAACCTTAATAAATGATCCAGGTTCTAACATTTTAACTGTTTGACCAATCTCACCCATTGCTAAAAGACCTTTGATCTCTGAACAGAAAGAAAATGATGGAAAGAGACCTGTAAGGAGAGAGTAATGAAGAGGAACTTCTCCATGACGGTCTCTCACAATAGTAATAGAACCATCTCCCTGAGTAAATGCAATGGCAAACATTCCCTGAACTTTATTCAGTCCTTCAATACCATACCTATCCAAGATAGCACAAAGTACCTCAGTGTCACCTGAAGTCTTTGTTTCAATATTCAATTCTTCTCTTAACTCACGATAGTTCCAAATAGTTCCATTGAAGATCATGGTGGTGTCACCATAAACAAATGGTTGATTTGACTCACTACTAGTATCAATAATAGACAAACGGACATGTCCAAAATAAACATTATCCATTTGAATTATTTGTTGGTTATCTGGGCCCCTATGAATAATAGCATCTAGACCCTCTTTAATTTGTGGTATATCAAATCCACCAATAATTCCACACATTACTTAATTGCAATAACTCCAACGAACTGGTGGTTTCTCCAGAAGATCTGACAGTCTTTGAACCCCGCAGTCATCACCATATCTCTTAGTTCAGACCATGTATTAGGTTTCAACATATCACGAAGTTGTTTCTCCTTATCCATGATTTGTTCTGCACTGAAAGTCTTTCTCTTGTAATCATAATGATTAAAGGTAAGAAGTTCTTGAAAGAATGCATTCTCACACATCAACTTCTCAGCAAAGATAAATGCACCACCTTCATTGAGACCATTATAGATCTTATTGATCGTATCTTGTCTGGTAGTCTTGGGCATAAACTGTAGAGTAAACAGTGATGTTACTAGAGAACAGTTCTTGAACTCATAGTTAGTGACATTACCACGAACCCATTCTAACAATGCACCAGGGTATTCTTTACGAATTTCAGTGTGACGTTCCTCAAGATCATCATAGAAGCTACCAGCAAGTTCTACACCCACATAATGTGCGTACTGACGATTAGGATTGTTACCAATAATCATCTTGGTAAGTTTACCAGTTGAACATCCAACATCAACAACTTTAGTATGATCCTCCACAAAGTATCGAGAGAACGATACAGTATCTTCTAGGAGGTTTGAATATCCACGAATACTATCGTTGATATGATTATCAAATCCTTCAGGTGAATGTGCAAATGAGAAGTCGTAGGTCATACATCACCTTCCTTTCGGACTTCGGAATGTTTTACGGAAAATTCTCCACCAGGATAACGAGACTTCAGTTTGTCTACATTCATCTCAATGATCTCATCAATGGTAGTATCAAGACCCATACATGCTTGAGCAACATACCACATAATATCACCAAGTTCACGTTTCAGGTGAAATAGGTTCTCTTCATTCACAGGTTTACCTTGGAAGACAATCTTCTTAACGACTTCGGTAAACTCACCAGCCTCTGCACACATCCCTACAGATGCAGTAAGCAGTCGCTCGGAAGGAAAACCTTGACCTTCCAATTCTTCAAGACGATAAAGGAATGCTTCGTTATTTTTACTTTGTTGTGAGGTGACGGCATTGACAAATTCAAGATAGGCTTCAGTATTTACAGTCATAAATTTAGGGGTTGTGCTTGTGATTCAGGAAGTTGTAGGTCGGGAGGAAGTGTAACACTGTCCACATCCACAGTCTTTGGTGGTGGAGAAAGGTAAACTTTCTCCCAAGTGAAACCAGGATTTCTCATTACATGTTTGTCAGCATCTTTCTGTGATCCACAATGACGATAACGGTTACCATCAAGATCTCTCACCTCATAGATAAAAGATTGATCACGTAATGATAGTGAAGATTGTAATGATCTAGTAGTCAGTCCCATATTAGAACTTAAATCCACTGAAGGATTTTTTAGGTTTTTGTTGTTCTTCATTATTATACTCTTCTTCTTTACCGTTGTCAAGAAGGTCATCCTGTGCAGACTGTTCACAATCATACAATCTCATCTTGGCACGATCAATACCAACAACAAAACGTCTATGAACGGAGTAATCATTGTATCTGTTCTTTAATTGTTTCACAAGTATCTGTCCCAATGATTCCAACTCTTCAGTCGAAATAAGGGCAAACATAAGATCAGCAGTAGCAGGGAGACCAAAGGACTCAGAAGTGTCAGTAAGCTCAACATCAGAGCTACCATAACCAGAACGAGTGGTCTGAGTGGCAGATACGATAGGGACGTTTGCTTCGACAGCAAGTCCTCTAAGTTCTTCAGCAATTGCTTTAATATATGAATATGAATTGACAGTGCTATTTCCGCGATATCTTTCGGAAGAACATATATTAAGGTAATCAATGAAAATAATATCAGGTCGAAATGACTTCTTAAGTGCAAGTTCATTAAGGAGTGATTTAAAATGACCACTATGTGCGCTCGCAGTTGGATACTCTTTAATAATTAGTTGACCTTGTGTCTTTTGTGCCAGGTTTGTAACCTTCTTTTCAAACATTTGTTTTGGAAGGTCAACAATCTCCTGGATATTTACATTCAGGAGGTTCGCATCAATTCTTTCAGCAATGCGCTCTTCCGCCATCTCCATTGTAATGTAGAGAACGTTCCTCCCTTGGAGCAAGACGGAGCTAGCCACATGGCACATGAATAAAGATTTCCCGACACCCGTACCAGCAAGAGCGATGTTAAGAGTTTTGTTAGGGAGCCCACCTTTCGTGATTTTGTTAAAATAATCGAGATCGAATTCAATTCTTTCCTCCTTTCTGTGATAAGACTCATATCGTGATTCATAATCTTCAAGGTAATCGTGTCCTACATGGTTATCAAAACTAACTGCCAGAGCATCAGACAGAATAGATGGGATGGCATCTGGTGCCTTCTTGGCATCTCCTCCATCAGCAATCTGAATGGATTCAATCAAGGCAAGATAAATGGCACGGTCACGACACCACTTCTCAGTAGTGTTAACCAACCAATCAAACTCTACAACATCGTCCTCAAGACAATTAACTACATGAGAAATCTGTTTATAAGAGTCCTCATTAATATCTCTTCTCTTTTCAATCTCAATATTGAGAATCTCTTTTGTAGGGAGTTCGTTATACTCAGCAGTAAAGGTAGAGATCTCATCAAAGATTACCTTATATTTAGTGTCCTCAAAATATTCTTCTTTAATAAAGGGAAGAACTTTTCTCAAGTATTTTTCATTGTGTATTAGATTTTTCAGAACTAAAAATTCAACTTTGTCCATCAAGTACCGTAACTAAATTGTTCCTTTGCAATTGCATCAAGTTTCTCCATCACCTCTGGTGTGAAGTAAATTTCTGGTTCTTTCAAGATGGCTTTGGCGTATACTTTCTTACCATCCATCTCATAACGTCCTGCAACGTTCTTCCAAAGTCCACCCAATTCTCCCAACTCAAGTAGGCCATAATACTTATCAAGACCACGCTCATCATAAAATAGACGAATAGTCACATCTTTATTCTCTTTACTTAGACGCGACTTAGCAGTCTTAGCCTTGATAAGATTCCCAACCACTTCTGTTCCATCCTTTTCTTTCTTCTTTGAGAGATAGATGATTGTAGACGCTGCATACTTGAGGCCACTGCCTCCTCCCATTTCCTTAGTTGGTACATAAGCTCCGATGACATCGTAGGTGTGATTAGTTACAATCATTGGTATTTTGGCTTGACCCAGTTTAAGAGTCAACATTCTGAATGCCCCTTTGATCAATTGGGATTTTGTCATATCACGGACAAGTTTCTCATTGAGGGCGTCAGTGATTTCTTTCTCCGTAGAAAGCATTCCTAAAGAGTCTAACACAAACATACAAGGTTTGCGTTCATCTTCAGGTTTTTTTGAGTATAGGTCTACTGCTTTGAGAGCCTTACTCCTAAACTCCTCAATGGTAACAACATTAACAACAACTAATCGATTCAAATCAATACCACGACTGATTAGTAGTGACTTATTAACTGCTGCCTCAGTATCAAAATAAAGGCAATATGCATCGGGATTAGTATCCAAGAAGTTCTTGACCACTGCGAGTGAAAAGAAAGTCTTTCCAGTAGAACTTTCGCCAGCAATTGCAGTAATTTTATTCCCAGATACACCACCACGGATAGACCCAGATACAAGAGCGTTAAGAACGAACGAACCTGTGTCCACATATGTCTCAGTGTCATCGATGTCGGCAGCAAGTTTGGTAAAGTCATCTCCAATCTCTTTTACAATATCTGATAAAAAGTCCATTATCCAAAAAATGATTCAAGGTTTACAGTTTTTTCTACGTTCCATCCAATGGCATCAAGAATGACTTTGAGAGGTTCTAAGAATGCCTTTTCAAATTGTAAGTCATAATCCACATATTGGTCAAGTCCCAACTCTGTTGGAAACTCTGAAATAAATGAGATTACATTCTCATGGATGATATTTGGTTTTTTAAGATAACAAAATTTAATCTTTTCACCGTTATTGATAAGTGAATATTTGTTTGTTAACTTCTTTTCTTTTATGTAGTGATTGAACAATAGGGCACCTCGACAATGAATAGGAGTTCCCTTTGAGTAGATCGTTGCATGTGCCTTATACTTCTGGGCATCAGAAACAGATCTAGGGAAAGAAATAGCTTCAATGGGAAGTTTCTTAAAGTCACTTCTACACTTATCAATATACTCAATCACTTCATCTTCTGTACCATTCATCATCAGTTTAAGAGCATCCTTAATCATACTCCTACAAGGTGCTGGAGTGGATGATTTGACTGCCTCAATACCCATGATCTTAAGTTTAGGATCTTCATACCTAACTCCTTCACTATCCCATACATTCAGGATGTATCTCTTCTTAGCAGTCCAGATTCCACGGTCTGCAATGTTCTCTCTCTTCATCTGCATCTTCTGGTCATATGCGTTTACATACGTCGCAAGATTTTGATAAGATGTTTCGATGAACGGTTCCAGTTTCTCTTGACAGACTTTGTCAATGATAGAAACAACCTTGCTCGTATCATTGACTTTATTACCAAGAAATTTATTAACAACAGGCCCAAAGTTAAGATAGATTGAATCGGTGTCAGATGCAATTACATAATCTACATCTTCTGTTGATAGTAAGTTGTTCAAATACTCATTCATATGATTTTCAATCCAACGAATAGATGTCTGGCCCGACATTGTAATCGCTTCTGCATTGGCAAGTTTGAAGTATCTGAAGTATGCATTACCAATTGCACCATAGGCAGAGTTCAAACAAATCTTTCTCACCATCTGAAAGTTGTTGAACTTGGCAATATCTTTGATGGTTTGTTCTCTCTGTCTACGGAGAACAGGATCCTTGTTAGTCTTCAGTTTAGATTCGATATCAACCAGTTTCTGTTTAGACTTCAACATCTCCTTCTTGAATGCCTTACGTTCTCCATACATCTTCTCCATCAGTTCAGGTAGGAAACCTTTCACATCTTTACGATACATTGCGCCATTGGCACAGACTGCATAATCCTTATACATCTGAAAATCAAGTTTCTCATCAAGAATCTTTTGAATAGTAACTGATGGATGTCTCTCTTCCTGAAGAGTTTCAGGTGAAATGTTGTATTGCATAATTAAATGCGGATACAGTGAGTTCAAGTCAAAACTTACAACCCAATCATATACACCTGGTTTTGGTTCCTTTACATAGGCCCCAGCAAACTTTTCACTCTTATCGGTATTGATCCTTGGAGGAATGACAATATTCCTCTTC